CTTCCTGAAGAAAATCGGGCAGGTTAGCACACCAGCACCAAAGCCAGTAACTAAGAAAGAAGAGGAATAATCTCATGGCTGTATTTCTAAATAACAATGTGGGCGTGAAGATTAACTCTGTTGATCTATCAGACCACGTAACATCTGTAACAATTAACCGGGTATTTGATGAACTAGAAGTCACAGCAATGGGTGACAGTTCACACAAGTTTGTCAAGGGTCTTGAGTCATCTACAGTGACAATCGACTTCCTTAACGACACAGCAGCAGCGAACGTATTGGCAACACTACAGGCAGCATGGGGAACAACAGTCACAGCTGTATTCCTACAGACAAAAGGCACAGCAGTATCTGCTACTAACCCTCTCTACACTGTCTCAATCCTTGTCAATAACACAACAGACATCAATGGTGCTGTTGCTGATATCGGCACACAGAGCATTACATTCACATGTAACTCAACAATCGCAGTAGCCACAACAGGCACATTCTAAACAACTAACTAAGGGGCAAAGACATGGCAAAGTTAAAAATCGTTCGACAAGATGGAAGCGTATTAGAAGGCGAGATTACTCCAGCAGTGGAGTACGCATTTGAGCAGTACGCAAAGATGGGCTTCCATAAAAGTTTTCGCGACCAAGAACTCCAGTCACATGTCTATTGGTTAGCTTGGGAAATAACACGCAGATCAGGTGAAACTGTCAAGCCTTACGGAATGGAGTTTATTGAGACACTTAAGAGTGTCGAGGTATTAGACTCCGACCCTTTAGCTTAAAGCGCGATCTTCCGTTCACCTATCTAATCGCTAGGCTAAGCATTAGATTGGGAATCGCGCCACAGCAGTTATTGGAATTAGACAAGACCATGCTAGATGCACTTATGCAAGGTCTCAAAGATGAAGCAAAGGAGATTAAAGATGCCAGTTCAAGTAAAAGGCGTTATTGAACTCCGCAAGGCTCTAAAAAATTATGCTCCAGATTTGGCTAAAGAATTAACTGCTGAGATCACAAAGTCCTTAAAAGTAATTCAGAAAGATGCAAGAGGCTTTGTCCCAGCTTCTGCTCCAGGTGGGCTTTATAACTGGGACAGAGTTTCCAAAGGCCAGCCTAAAGCATTTAACACATCAGGCAGAGTACGCCCATTTCCTCGTTATGATGCAACAGCCATCAAGCGTGGCATTGTTTATCGTACCGGCTACGGTAAGCCAAACTCCAAAGGATTTAGATCACTATTTAGAGTTAAGAATATGTCAGCTGCCGGAGCGATCTATGAGACAGCAGGCAGATTATCAGGAGTCCAGCGCACACCTGCCGGTGAACGATTTATCCAGCAAGGGCCTTTGTATGGCAGCAAGAAATCTGGTCAAGACATGCGTGGTCGTGTGCTTTATCGTGCTTGGGAACAAGATCAAGGTAAGCAATTAAATGCCATATTTACAGCCATTGAAAAAGCAGACAAAGCATTTAAGAGCCGCGTTGCTTCTGGAAGCATAAAGGGAGCAGCATGAGCAATATAGTCATTGATATTGCAGCGCAATTTACTGGCAAGAATGCCTTCAAACAAGCTGAGACTTCTACAGATAAATTAACTAAGAACATTAAAGGTCTGGCTAAGACTCTTGGTGTTACTTTTGGTGCTTCACAAGTTCTAGCCTATGGCAAGGCTGCCGTTAAAGCAGCTGCGGCAGATGAGAAAGCACAGAAGCAATTAGCACTGGCTCTAAAGAATGTTGGACTTGGTAGAGATGTTGCAGCCTCAGAAGCTTTTATCCAGAAGTTACAAAGCGAGTTTGGTGTAGTCGATGACAAACTGCGCCCTGCCTATCAACAGTTAGCAGTAGCAACAGGAGACACTGCACAGTCTCAGAAGTTATTACAGATCGCTTTAGACATCTCAGCATCAACTGGCAAAGATTTAGGCTCAGTCACTGGGGCACTCTCAAAGGCGTACCTAGGCAATAACACTGCACTTGGTAAATTACAGGTAGGCATCTCAAAGGCTGATCTAAAGGCTAAGTCCTTTGATGAGATCATGAATGACCTATCTAAAACTTTCAAGGGTGCTGCTACACAATCTGCTAATACTTTCCAAGGGTCTATGGATCGACTAGCAGTGGCTTCAGCAAATGCTCAGGAGATTATTGGCAAGGGCATTATCGATGCTATAAAGATTCTAGGCGAGGACACTACTGTCGCGGATCTAGCCTCAGGCATGGAAGACTTTGCCACATATATTGCACAATCTATTGTCGGTCTTGGTCTGTTAATTAACAAGATAAAAGAGATTCCGGGGTCTGGTTTAATTGGGCAACCCGGAATGCTTGGTAAATTGCTTAAGTTTGGAATTGATACATCTGCGATAGGTTATATAGCAGGACTTGGCAAAGCTGAGGCAGACAAACTTGCAGGTTATGCCAATGCAGATCTTGGTCTATTAAATAGAATCGCAGCAGCAGAAGCAGCTCTTGCTGGTAAGCAGACTAAAACAGCCAAGATTCTTACAGCAGAAGAATTAAAGCAACTCAAAGCCAAGCAGTTAAAACTAGCAATCGACAAGGCTAACCTTGCTTTAGGTAAAAGTTCCGATGTCTTTAACATTGAGAAGATCCAACTAGCCGCAGCTGAGAAGAGTGCCGCTGAGCAATTAGGCAAGGTAACTAGCCAAGCACAACTGCTCCAGATTACTAACGACCTTGCTCGCCTAGAGGTTAAGCAATCTATCCTCGATCTAGAAGATGCGATTGCCTCTAAGGATGTCGCAGCCATTACCAATGCGACTAACAAACTCAATGCAGACTTGAAGATACTTGGTGTCCTTACTAATCAGGATCTAAAGCTCAGAGATATTAAGTCCATCCTTGATGCAATCGTTCCAAAGGATCTAATCAACCTAGCCAACCTAGATGCTGCCATTGCTAAGTTAAAGATGATCGGTGGTGGCACAGCCACTAGTACCTCAGCAGTAGCGAGCACAACTACTGGCACTCCATCACTTCTTGATGCCCTTGCTGCTGGCAGCTTTGTTCCTGTAGTCGGTGGCGGTGGCTATTCCTCTACAGCAGGCAACTATGCTTCTAGCGGCTTTCCGGGGTCTGCTATGGGCGGTGGCGGTAACACAATCATTGTAAATACTGGCATAGGTGATCCAAACGCTATTGCAGAAGCAATCGATCAAGTCCTTACAGATGCCGCCCAGCGCGGTACTTTACGAGGTTTGGCTATAGCATGACATGGCTCCCAGAATGGCGAGTAACTGTTGGAGATGATGTCTATACGACTGTTACGTCTGTATCCTATGCAACTGGTCGGCTAGACATTGATCGGCAAGCCACAGCAGGGTACTGCAAAGTAGAGATTATCAATACAGATAACTCAGCCTTTACTATCAACATTACAGAGCCAATCGTTTTAGAGCTGAAGAACTCAGCAGGTGTCTATAAGCAAGTATTCGCAGGCACAGTCTCAGACTTTAATATCGGAGTTAGAAGCCCAGAGGAGACAGGCTTCATCACTACTGGCACTATCTTAGGTATCGGGCCACTATCTAAACTATCCAAGGCGGTCTATAACACAGCTCTTGCCTCAGCACGAGATGGCGAGCAAATTGCACTTATTCTTGATGCAGCCTTAAGTAAGACATGGGATGAGGTTAATGCAAGTTTAACTTGGGCTACCTATCCAGCAGCAGTCACATGGGAAGATGCCGAGACTTCTTTAGGTCAAGTCGATCAAGGCGAGTTTGACATGATCCAGATTAACGCATCTGCCTCGGCTAAGAGTCAAACCCTTGTAGATCAGATAGCCAATAGCGCATTAGGTATCATCAGTGAAGGCAATGACGGGCTAGTTTATTATGCCGATGCAGACCATCGAGAGAACTATCTGCTCTTTTATGGCTACACAGACCTTGATGCATCCTATGCAACTCCTAGCAGTATCCAGTCTCAGACCCAGACTGCTCGCCTACGAAACAGCCTGATCTATAAATACTCCACAGCTTATGCATCGCTTCTCACTTTGACAGATGCAGCCAAGATTGCACTCTATGGGCTGTTTGAGAAATCCACAGAATCTAACATCCTTAACACTGTTGATATGCAACAGATTGCCGAAAGAGAACTATTCCTACGCAATACGCCTAGAGGCTCACTTGGGGCAATTCGCTTCCGCCTAGATAATCCAGATCTACCTAGCGCAATGCTAGATGATCTTCTAACTATCTTTTGTAATGAGCCTGTATCCATTGACAACCTACCGAACAACCTGCTCGGAGGAACCTTTGAGGGCTTTGTGGAAAACATCGCAGTCAATGCCACCCCTACCTATGTGGACATGACCCTTTATGTCTCAGCAACAGACTTCTCAATTCCGCCTATCTAAGAAACCTCAATGGTACAATTACTCAATTATCCCGACTGGAGAACTAACTGATGGCAACTAGCACTAACTACGGCTGGAGTGAGCCAGATAACACTAGCCTTGTTAAGGATGGCGCACAGGCTATGCGTACGCTGGGCGATGCCATCGATGTCTCTCTATGGAACTCTGGTTATGGTCAAGCAGGCAAGAATAAGATCATTAACGCAAACTTTGGTATCTGGCAGCGCGGTACAAGTTTTAATCCTTCTGCTACAGGTTTCTTCTTTTTTGCTGATAGATGGCGCAGTTACACTTATTCAGCATCAGCAACAACAGCAAGCCAGCAAGCCTTTACAGCTGGAACAGCACCAGTAGCAGGCTATGAGGGAACTTTCTTTGGTCGCGTAGTCTCTACTAATACCTTCGCTTATTTCTCTTATAATGGAATTGAGAATGTCAGAACCTTTGCAGGTCAGACAGTGACTCTTTCATACTGGGCTAAATCAGCCTCAGCACAAACACTCAATGAAGTGCAAGTATCTCAATACTTTGGTTCAACAGGAAGCGCAGCTGTAGCAACAACTTTAACTGCCCCCTCTATAACTACCTCTTGGGTCAGATACACGCACACCTTTACAATGCCGAGCATTACTGGCAAGACAATAAGTGGCGGTAATGATGGAATCTTTATCAACATCAAAGGAGCGATTAACAATGCGCTTGACATGTGGGGATTCCAACTAGAAGTCGGATCAGTAGCAACTCCATTCCAGACTGCAAGCGGTGGAAGTCCACAGGCTGAATTGGCTATGTGCCAGCGGTACTATGAAAAGTCCTATAGTCAAGCAACAGCACCAGCAACAGCAACAAATGTTGGTTTAATACCTGCTACATATTTCACTACTCTGGCCGCTAATGATGTTTATGGAAACGTTACTTTTGCGGTCACAAAGCGTACAGATCCGACTGTAACTATTTATGCTTATGATGGCACCACAACAAGAGTTTCAAATATTGCGACTTTAGCAACTTTATCTGCTAACTCAGGATCGCCTTTGTTTATAGGAAATCGAGGTTTTGGTATTTATAATGCTTCAGGCGGTGTAGTAACAGGCGGTGCAGGCGGAGTAGCCTTTCACTATGTAGCGAGTGCGGAGTTATAAAATGGAAAAATATACTTATGAATTACTAAATCTGGACACACCATTTGAGACAATCCTTAGATCAGATGGAGCTGTTATCCCTAAAGATCCTGCCAACTCTGATTATCAAGCATATTTAGCAGATGAAGCCAAGACTAAGTAAGGCAGCGATCCAACTACGGGAACAGTTTGATGATTCCTACCCAAGTCGTGACCGCACATCGGATGGCTGGATCGGTGATACCCGACACGCAGCTCGCCCTAGCGATCATAATCCCGATGCTGCTGGCTGGGTACGTGCCATCGATGTTGATCGTGATGTCAGTGGTAAGTCCAAGCCAGACCTCATGCCAGATATTGCAGATCAGATTCGTCTCTTATGCAAGTCTAAAAAAGAAAAGCGCATTACCTACATTATCTTTGATGGTCGTATCGCTTCAAGCAAAAAGGGCTGGGCATGGCGAGAATACACAGGGGCTAACAAACACAACCACCACTGTCACATCTCGTTTGCGAAAGAAGCTGACGATGATGGGGCTTTTTTTCAAGTACCTATGTTAGGAGCAAGTAATGAATGAACTAAAGACCGCAGCAGGATCATGGGCTAGAGCCTTCCTAGTAGCAGTTATCTCAATGGCAGCAGCAGGAGTTACAGATCCTAAAGCACTTATCGCAGCTGGCATTGCATCTATCTTGCCTCCAGTATTGAGATACCTCAATGCTAACGATCCAGCCATGGGTATTAAGAAGTGACACAGTCCGACTTCTTTACCCTTTACCTGTCCACGCTAGGCATCATTGGTGGCTTGTCTGGGTTTGTCATTACACACCTTATGTCTGAAATTAAAAGACTTAACGGGCGTGTTGATGAGATTTATAACTTGCTTCTAGAGCGATAATTCTGCTATGGCAAGGAAAGCGACTAAGGCATTAGAGGAGCAGGGTTACTCTAAGTTAGATGCTTACTGCATCGGACTTTATGAATACTTCTGTAGCCTCAAAAGAGCAGGCTTCCAGGAAGATGTTGCCATGTTCATGATCACAGAGCCTCAAGCCTATCCCCATTGGATCTTGCCAGACCCAATCGATCCAGAGAAGTTTGGCGATTATGAAGATGAGGACGATGATTAAGAAACGCTATCTGGTCATATCGGATCTACAGATTCCCTATCACCACGAGCAGGCCGTTAAGAATTTAATCAAGCTAGTAAAGCGAGAGAAGTTTGACCTCGTATTAAATACCGGTGACGAGCTAGATATGCAGTCACAAAGCAAGTGGGCACAGGG